GGGAGTTTCATCGCAAGCGATGACTATCGCGCAGCACGGTTAGAATCCGTTGTGCGCGACGGGAGTCGTTTGCTCCAACATGTGGAGCTTAGCATGACTTTGACAGCACCTACCAACGGCATCGGTCATTTTATTAGGACCGGTGTATTCAACAGCCCTTATAAGCTGTATAGTGAATATGATGGTACGGTGTTTGCGGACTCTCCAAACCCTGTCACGCGAGTGACAGACGAATGGAGTAAGAGTCCTACAACAAAGCATGCCTGGAGAGATGTCGCCGGTATTCAGTGGCGAGATCCGACTAGTTACACCCGCAAGGTTGCGAAGTACAACTATGAAGCCGGACACCTTAAGAGAGTGTACGAAGCGAACCCCGAGTGGGTACGCGAGGAACTCTCTGGTATATGGCTTGGTGGTAACCCTCGGGACTTTAATCCCGACGGCGTGCTTGGCGAGGAACAGGGTGTGTTAAACACAGACGGTCACGCACAAGCTGTGACCGAATGTTTGCTGAAACTCAACAAAGGCAAGGTCCAGTTAGGAACCTACCTTGCTGAGACTCGGCAATCCGCAGAGAGTATAGCTAAGGAGGGTACGGATCTACTGCAGCTTTTGCTAGCAGTTAAGAGAGGTAACTTAAGCCAGATTCCTAAGGACTTTGGGCTAGTGCTCCGTAAGGGGCGTGATGCTTATTTGTCCTGGCAGTTTGGCTGGAAACCTCTTTGTTCCGACATCCACGACATGTATTATGACATGGTAAAACGGAAGCCTCTGGCTCCCATTCTGCACGCTTCGCGTACAGTTCGGACTCATTTTGACTATGACACCACTTATAGCGGTGACAAAGCACATGTTCGTATAAAGCATCGGGATAAATGTGAGTTATGGGCGACTGTGGATTCCCAGTTAACTGGGGCCCTCAGTAACCACGATCTCATTAACCCTCTATCCATAGGATGGGAGGTTATTCCCTATAGCTTTGTTGTTGATTGGTTCGCACCAATCGGCAATACCCTTAGCTCTCTCACAGCAACAGCTGGGTTGGATTTCCTCGGTGGATATGGCTCCCAAGCCCGTTATGGCACATTACGTGTTGACGGGACGGTAGGAGCAGTGGAGAAGGACGTTTTTATTTTCGTCCGGGACGCCTTAACGGAGTTCCCCGCCGGCGGCTTTTATGGCCGTCAGAATCCACTTTCTTTGGACAAAGCGCAGAAATTACTTGCGCTTCTTTCCCAACTTGTATAGGTCTGTTACCTTGAGAGTTGAACCCTCGTTGACAATCCTGTCTTCGAGTACCAGTGGCCTTATGGCCTCTAGTGAAAGGAGCCGGCTTAAATGCCAGCTTTCGGAAACGTCGTCCTAACGGACGCCGCTGCTACTCCTGTCGGTCACACCTTTGTTCCCCGAGATATCGAGGGCGGAGTTGCGAGTTTCGTGGAGTCAAATGGCGTGCCTATCGGGGATAATACCCTTACGGCAAGCCTTCGGAGAACGACCACAGGCCGCTATCGCGGTCTTTTGAAGGGTCGTTTCCCGGTCGTGCAAACCCAGAC